GTGGATAAGATGTGGCGCAAGGGAAAAGTGATTTTAAAAGGACCGAATGTTCTCTTCACGGAAGTTGGAGAGATTGTGGTGTTTCCCAGCGGAATGGGAAGTGGTGTGAGTAATCTGGAAGTTAAAGGCTACGGAAAAGTGAAGAACGGACTGTTCTTGAATGAGCAACGCATGTTTGGCGTTTGTGAGATAAATGAGACTAATAAAACGGACTGAGTTACAGCGTTTGCTGAAAAGCAATATCTGTGATCTGATGATCGTCCGTAGAAGACCGGAACGCGCCCCCGGAAGACCGGAGATTCGCCAGATGCTATGCACCAATAGCAACGAGATTCTACGATCCGAAAACGGATTGAGAACCCTCCAGTATCAAGGTTCTCTGGAACCCAAGAAAATCAACGAACGTAAACATAATATCGTGGTAGCATGGGATATTTTCATGCAATCATATAGAAATATATCAATGGATATGTGCTACCTCGTTCAACAAATGCCAGCAGATGATACGTTCTGGCCGTTCTTTAATGAAAAAATATTTCCCATGAGTCCCAACGAAAAGATGCGATACATGGATATTGAATTGAACCTTGACCCCTTTCCAAAATGATTAAAATTGAAGAACATCTTAAACAATTGATTTTCCGTGAAGTGAAATTTGTGTTAAACTCCCGAACCATCAGGGAGGGTAAAATACAAATGTTCAACACCAAGCAGAATTTCGTAAAATTCAAAATCGAAGAAGGAGGGGAAGTCAAGGAATGGGAAATCTCCTATCCTTATGACATCAAGCTCACGGAGGGGGGATTTATTTTCGATTATGCCCTGAGTGCGTTTTGTCCCCGAACGGAAGAGGTGTATTGGAAAATGCGGATGCTGAACAAATCGGAAGCTTCAAAATTCTTCGATAATCATCTCTACGTGATCACGGGTTGACATTCGTTGTTGGTGGGGTATCATACCCATATGAAACAGAGGGATATAGAAAATATCCAAAGGATTTTGATGAATGAAAGTCCTTGGAATTATGGGGTAATGGACGATGATTTTGAAGAACACATGTCCAATTTTTCCGTTGAAAAGGTTCAACAAATGAAATTTGTAACTGAGTGGAATACCATGAATGTTTACTATCAGACTGAATTTGAATATGGGGAATATTACATTTTAAAAAATAATGAATTGGTCGCTTTTTATAGGTTTGATCCAAAGTCTAATTACATCCAAACGGAAATAACTTGGAATAAGCGAGGAAACAAAGGAGTTCTTAGAAAATTTTTGGCTGAATATATTATTCCTAAATATGGGATGGTTGAAAGTGGTAACAAATTATCAACGAACGCATTTAGTATGTGGGAGAATATGTATGTGGAGTATCCACAGTATGATTATCTAGTGAAATATAAAAACGGAGAAACAAAAACAATAACACACCACACACAATTCGTGTTGTATAGCAGTTCATCTTTTAATGATGACCTTGCTTTCACAACATTTATAGTAAAAGAAAAATGAATATGATAGCAATAGAATATCCAGATAAACCGACTGAAAAATACAGGGGTGGTGAAATATTCCAATACAGGGAATTCAATGGAATATACCAAGTCCATTCCAAGGGACGACAACATTGGGCATTGTGTGATACTCAATCCATGGCTAAAGTGGTGTGTGATGCATTGGAAGAATTTTATAAAAACAAATGAATAACTTAATCTTAAACTTTCCAGAGGGATTCAATCCCCGTGACAAACAAGCCAAAGCTCTTAATGCCATTGAAAAAGCATTTGAGAATGGTAAGAAATTCGTGATCGTCCATGCCGATACGGGTGTTGGTAAAACACATTTGGCAAAGACGCTTGGCAATGTATCCAAAGATGTTCCTGCCGAATTTGAAAGGATCGTCAGAAATTACAGCATCTTTGGGGAGGATGGAGCGGGATTGGTTTCAGATTTTGAACCTTTTGGCTGTTATGCCCTGACAATTACCAAATCCCTCCAAGACCAATATCAGATGACCTTCGATGATACGGGACTGTTAAAAGGCAAGAGCAATTACCAATGCGATGTGGATGACACACTATCGGTCGATGTCGCTCCCTGCATCTACGTGGCAAACCAGAAGACCGAATGCTGGAAAGCAAATCGCTGCCCTTATTACAATTCCCGTAATGACATGCTGACTTCCAAATTTGCAGCCCTGAATTACAGCATGTTTTTTTCCTTACCAAACCATCTCAAGAAGAGACAAGTGATGGTGTGTGACGAGGGATCGGAATTGGAAGAGCAATTGGTGAGTCAATTCACATGTGAGGTTGATATCCCATTCCTGATGAAAACCCAGACTTTGGTGACACCGTTCCCCAACGATGACAAGAATAAGCCCAAGGTTCTCTCATGGATAAATTCCCTGATGGAAAAAGTCGAAACGTCTTGTGAGGATTACAAGGAATGGTTCTCTTCCAATACAGCCAAGAAAGACATCATCACGTTCAATAAAAAGAAACAGGAATATACCAAACTTCAGAATCTTTTCAATTCTTTGGGATTACTCTCTGAATCATTCTATGACAGTGATTATATAATTGAGCGGGTGGAATATGGTATCCGGTTCATTCCCCTGAAAGTGGATGTCCTGTCCAAGCACCTTTTCTCCCATGCGGAGAAGGTGGTAATCATGTCCGCAACGATCATTGATCCCGATGCATATTGCAAATCTCTGGGAATCAAGGATTATGAATACCTTCATATTGGAACTGATTTCAATCCTGAGAAATCTCCAATTCATATTATGGCTAAACAAAAGTTGAATTTTCAAAATTTGAAATCCATGCTTCCAACTCTGGTGAAACAGATCAAGGGGATTCTTGAACACCATGGGGATGAAAAAGGTATCATACACACTCATACCCAATACTTGACGGATTATATTCGAGATAATGTAAAATCAGATCGTTTACTTTGTCGGGAACCGGGGGTGAATAATGAGCAGCTTTTGGAAATGCATGAGGAGTCGGAGGAACCCACTGTTCTGGTGTCTCCCTCCATGACCTATGGTGTTGACCTGAAAGGCGATCTGGCGCGGTTCCAGATCATCCTGAAGGCACCTTGGCTACCAACCAAGGATGTGCGGGTGGAGAAGCTGATGAAGCTTGATAAGGATTGGTATGGAAATCAGATGTTGAAGACACTGGTGCAAGCTTGTGGTCGCGGCGTTAGATCAAAAGATGATTATTGCGAAACATACATACTTGACGGGAGCATTTTTGATGCTATAAACAGGAACAAGAAGAAGCTGCCGAAGTTCTTTTTAGATAGATTTAATTAAAAAATGAGTAAATTAAAAACAATAATCGACAAATCGTTGGAGAACGTGTTCTGGGTTTCCCATCAGGGGAAATTCCTTGGCTCTTCCGATTACCCCCAAGAATTTGAGCAGAAATATGGGAATATCTCCTATGTGTCTTTGGCAATAGATGACTATCTTTTTGACAAGCAGCAGCTTGAGAGAATCCATGATTTCCTGAGAAAATGGAAATTCGATGTCACACAACAATACAAGATCAACGAATACAACACGGGGTATTATTACTGCGACGATCTGACGCTTATGGTTCGGGCTACATTTGGTATGCCGGAAGATAAGGTTGAGAAAGAGGATGATGAGGGGGAGGTTTTCTCGCCAAATAGTGGAGGGATCACTATTAGCTTTTCACCTCTGATTAAGAATAGAAAAAATATTGAGGAATTTTTGAAAGAATTTGTGGATGGGGAATTTCTGTTTCTCCCCACTTCTGAAAAGAACTTTTATATGATTGCTCAGACTCAGCATGGATTAACTAAGCAGAAAACGAGTTTTGCTGATATTGAAATTAAGGATGATAGATATGATCTATATTATGGAGAAGCGTTTCCAAAAGATAAAATTATGAGCTTTGTTAAGGATAAACATCCAGAAAGTTTGCTACTTTTTCATGGGGTGCCGGGGTCTGGAAAATCTAACCTGATTAAAAATCTCATCACCGAATGTGAAGATGATGTGATCTATATTCCACCCTCCATGGTATCGGTGATCTCCCAACCATCTTTCATATCATTCATGTTAGATAATCGCGGATGCATATTATTAATCGAAGATGCGGAAGAAATATTATCAGTTGATAGGAATTCGGGAACACAAAATATTTTGGGTATGACCGATGGTTTCCTCCGCGACTGTATGGGTATGCGTATCATTTGCACATTCAATTGCGATTTGAAAAAAGTTGATCCAGCCTTATTGCGTAAGGGTAGGCTCTACCTAGAATACCGTTTCGGAGAGCTTTCCATTAAAGATGGTCAGAGATTAGCTGATCATTGTAATCTTGATATTACAATTGACAAGGAAATGACACTGGCTGATATTTTCAATTATCATAAAGAAAACACTTCTACGAAGTCGTTTGAGGATCGTCCAATGGGGTTTGGGAATTTTTAATTTTGTTTCCGCCTATGGCATTTTTATTTCCCATCAAACTTTGAGAAATTCTTTTTCTTCGTTCTTCTGGAACTGGGTTACCATAGCTTGGATTATTTTCACCGCTCAATTTTAGAGATAATTTTAATCTTTCGTTGGGGTCTTCGTATCGTTTTCTCATTATTTCAGCAGTTTTTCTTTTTCCTTCTTCGGAATTAGCTCGGATTTTTTGTGATCTTCTCATATTTTCAATAGCTTCTGGAGAAGCTTTAACCCCCAATCTAGACTTTCTAATATTTTCCCTATGCTCTTCTGTGAATGGTTTCTTTTTCTTACCCTTCTTAGATAAGCTCATATTTATTCTAGCTTCAGGTGATGCTTTCTTTCCTAATTTAGCTAGTGACATTTTTTTTCTACTTTCTTCACTATATTTTCTTCCAGTATTATCTAAACCTCTAGTGCAAACATTATACCCAAGTGGAACCAAACAATTATATTTTATTATTAATTGTTCTTCTAAGTCATGTAAAAATGTTTTATTGACATCTGGTAGGTAGTATATTTCTACGTGGAAATTATTAATACCATGTTTTTTAAAAGCTTTTGAAATAACTTGGTGTTTATGGGATCGGTGTTCACTTATTCGTTTATGGATATTCATCGTTTCCCCAATATAATACTTCCCATTCACCTCATTGCGAATGATATACACCCCCGGTTTGTTCTCAAATTTATCAGTTAGTCTCATTCAATTTATCCTCTAGTATTCTTTTGATATATTCGGTCATAGTCAGACCAGATTTCTTAGCAATTTTACGAATTTGTTCCTTCATCTCGGAAGTCACATACAGTTCTATTTTTTTCTTTATTGTTTCCATACTATATTACTTAGTAAATTTTAATGATTTTTCCATGATTTTTTCATAAAAAAGTTGAGAGAAGGTTATTATATTAAGTATTATCAGACCGTGTAAAAAATGAACGATTACAATTACTTCTTTGAAAATTCCCAACTCCTCAACATGTTCGTTGCAGCGTTTGACGATGCATTCGTATATCGTTATGATGCTCGCACCCGTGTAGCAAAGGAGAAGATTGAGGTTCGATACGTCAATGGACCGAAACACCGTGTTCTCCTCGATCTGAGCGATAGAGCCAAGACACTCACCCTACCCGTGGTGACGATTGAGCAAACCTCATTGGCGCGTGATCCGTCCCGTATCCATAATAAAGGCCAATTTATTTACAGAAAACAGTTGGATTCCACGAATCGGATGGCTAAAATTCCCCAACCAATTCCCGTAAATCTTACTCTGGATGTGAACATCATCTGCTATTTCAAGGAGGATTTGGATCAGATCATTCAGAATTTCGTGGTGAATTGCAATCCATATATCATGGTTTCTTGGAAAATTCCTGAAAAATTCAACATGCCGTTCATTGATGAGATTCGTTCGGAAATTCAGTGGTCGGGAGATATTTCCTATGAAAATCCCAAGGACTTGTCTCCCGATGTGAAATGGAGAATTTCTGCTTCCACTTCTTTCACGGTCAAGGGATGGTTGTTCAAGGATTACAATCAGACCCAAGCACCAATCTATGTAATCAATGCTGACTTTCATGCGCTTCCGTTTAGCAGCCGCTTCTGTGATTACAATCTCTTTGATGCGATCAGTGCTGAAGGAGTGGTGACGGATAGCGTATCAATCAGTGCATATCCAGAATTCACCAATTATTTCATCAACGGT